ACAACCTTAATCGTTGCTAGGTTTATCATTGTTAGCCTCGTATTTGGATTGCACTGCTTTAGCAAATGCACTTGAGCCAATTAATCCAGTTCCAATTGTTATCGCCATTCCAGCATCAGGTAATGACATAAACATAGCAATGCAGCCAGCCAATGAAACAACGGTACCTATAATCATCGACATCATGAACCCTAATCGCATCATTGACCGCTTGCCGTTACAGTTATTTAGAAAGCTCATAGCACACGACCCAAGGCGATTAATTGTTGGTAAGCGTCTTTATGTGTCAGCATTAATAATTTTAATAGCATGTTAACTCCTTATTACGTATCGAATATAATCAGCCATGTATGCCGATGGTGACGCCTTGCCAGTTCGGTTCCAGTATGATTTACAGTAACTGGCCATCGCATCAATACCAGTTGGTAGCGGGTTAACGTCCATTAATAGATAGCACCTGGCGACAAATACCGAGTAATCCTCGTTAGTTGCTAACTGGCTAACATCGCGTGTAAATCCGCATTTGTTAGCTAACCTAGTGACTGAGTCGCAATTATCCCAGATTGAATCATGGGTATCTGGTTCAATTTGAAATACGCTCAACGCTGGCCCATTAATCTGTTTACGATATTTACCGCCCATTGACTCATGAGCCGCTATCATTAGCAATACAGTATTAGCCGCATCAGAATAGCGATTCATTTTAATCAGCGTTCGTTTGATTGCATCGTCAATCACCCGCATATCTTCGGTCATATTTCACCCAATAAAAAGCACCCGTTAGAGTGCTAGTTTATCACATGTTGATTAAATCTCTATCGAGTCGGGCGCTTCATTGCCGAATACGTCCCAACCGTAACTTGCTTGGCGGGCGAACATTTCAAGGCGTGGAACATCGCCCATAAGCTCTATAATTTTATCCCTTGCTATATCAGGCTTTTTTGAATGCTTCATTATTGGTGCATCTATTACACTGTGAACGCCCATACCCACTCTTTTAGGCTTACCCTTTACACCCAAAAGGCATATTTCAGCATTTGACCTAGTCCATCCACCCATACCCCAAAACCAACTGTCTTTTATCTTGTTCTTTTTGACCCATGTAAAGGCATTTGTTTTGTATTCAAAACCCCAAGCATCCATTAATGCTAGAGCTTCTTTTATCTTTGGAAATGTAGCCCACATAAATATTACACAGTTATCATCGCATACCGACTGCACATCGATTAACTCAAGCTCATTATTCGCTGTTGTTTTGTAATGCCTTTCAGCTCCGCCACGATTTAAAGATTTGTCATCATATTGCCACGGTGGATCAGCATAGATTACTTGATATTTTTTACTCATCTATTTATCTCCAAATATCAAATCAAACTGCTCATCGAATTTTTGCTGTTGCTCTTGGGTCATGCTCATCTTAATTTATTTCCTATTTATTGTTGACACTGGTAATACTAATAACATATGATTCAGTTGTCAACAGGAAAGGAGTTTAAAATGATTAAGAATGTAGAGATTGAAATGTACGGGCATAAGTGGCTTATTGAGATTGATCAATACAGCAACGATGAATTTGATTTTGATATTAACAAGACTGTGCTTACATCCAATGGGTATGCGCTTGATATGTCTGATATGTGTGATATGAATCAAGATTTATTTATGCTAACCAATGAAAGAATCTCAGAAAAACTCAAACAAGAGGCACTAAACAATGTCTAAACCAAAAGCAGGCGATACAGTTAGAGTGCAAAAGTCATTCTGGGGAAACGATATTTATATCGAAACATTTGTACTAGAAGAGTTTAATTTTTGCCTAGGATATTACGAATTGGATGGGCCAAAGTCACCATGCAACTTCACTCCATTATGTAATTTAGTTGAAAGAGCACCAGATGCGACTGATAAATATTGGTCTAACTATGGGCCATACTATTCAGATTACATAAACACTTTTGAGGTAATTAGCAATGTCTAAAACTGGTTATCACACAGCTGCACTAATCAGCTATCAAGAATTTATTAATCGTGGCCCAAGACGTGCTAAGGCCGTAAGCGAGGAAAGCAAAGAACGCAAAGAGGCTAGGCGCAAGATTGAAGATATTAAATTAGCTCGTGAATTGGGTATTGAATTGGGGGATCTAACTTAAATGAAATCACAATCTGAATTAACAACATTAATGTTAGCGTGGCAAATTGCGCGTGTAGACGGTTTGAATCAAGCCGCTGCCATTCGTAAGTGCGCAAGACGTTTACGTGACACAACGAAAGATAGCGTGCTTTATGAGTTATTTAAAACACTTATTGCAGCACCTGAACACAAGGTTGTTAAGTGTGTATCATCACTTCACGATAAATTAGTTCAAGACGGTTTACTTTATGCAAAATAATTGGCACTATGCCACACGATTAATAAAAGGAAGATGAAAAATGTCAGGCTCAATTACAATTAAGTTAAATCAAGATGCATCAGTATTTCAAGCTGGTGATTCAACAGGGTTTGGTTTGCGCGGCGGTGTTCGCTACTATGACCGCGAAACTGGTCAGAATGAATACACTAACTATGAATGGGTTTTCTTTGCCAAAGCGCAAGGTCAAATTGATTTCTACAAAAGCGCGTTTGTTAAGGGTTCAATTATTGAAGCGTCTTACCAACAACAGAAGATTAAGACATTCGAAAGCAATAATGGCCCAAAGTTAAGCATTGAACTACTTGATGCAAAGCCCGGTTATATAGGCACTGCTGATGCTGGCCAATCTGGTAATGCATCAAATACTACTCAAAATAGTAGTAATCAGCAGCATAGTGCGCAGAATAATGCGCAACAATCACGACCAGCTCAACGCCCAGCACCACAGCCACAGCAGAATGTGCAAACTGGATTACCTGCTGGTGATGATTGGGATGATTCTGGTATCCCTTTTTAGACTTAACTAACTAAACGCCTGTACGGAGGCAAAAGGAGATTTAAATGGAACATATAAGTATTAAGTTTGTTAATAAAGTCGGTGATGAAATCGTCCTTCGAGATGTCACTATCGGGAAGGTGTATGTGGCATCGGTACACTCCAAAGGTAGCATTGATGCTGGCGGATTGACATGTGTCAACGATACGTTATGTATAGTTGACGATGCTGGAGATAGCGTTTCAATATGGGCTCACGATACGACATTTACCAAGGAGATTTAAATGAACCATTCAAGAATTGAAAACTGGAAACGCATTGCCGATAAAAAAGACATCATTATTATCGGTAATGTTTACGGTGATCATCGCTGGCCTGATGATACGATGATTCGTACAAGCGCATTACTACCAATGAGTATGCAAGTTCATACACCAAAAGAGGGTTATACAATCAACACGCTTAACTCAACTTACTTGCTCGGAAAGCCTTTCTTAAATGAGTTAAAATAATGGAAACACTATTCACTATTGCAATGATACTTACTGTGTTTGTTGCGTTAACTATGGCTTACGATATCTTTATTAATAAATTTAGAAGATTTCCTAGACTTGTTGAAAATATTGCAACTTCATCATTTTTGATGGCCGTCATGCTTTGGATTGTTTATTTACTTTGCTGGGCGTTTATTGAGATGGGGTTTTAGTATGGATGATGATGGTGAACTTATTATTTTTATGGTGATTATACTTAGTTTAATTATTCTTTGGTAGAATAAGCCCTCGCATAGAGGGCTTTATTTTATGTACCTAATCTCCTTTCCCTTTGCTCAATAGCTTTCTTATGCAATGCCGTCTGCAGCACCTCGCCAGTCTTTTTATCTCGCAGAATATCAACCACCGAACATTGGCAGTTGATCCTATTGTTGCCAGTATCCCACCAATCCTCTTGCTCCTGCGGCGTAAATATTTGACCGCTTCGTGACATATGCCACTTTCGCGAGTTTTCAGCTAATGCAGATAGATGCATTACGGCAATTTCAAATGAACCAGCTCCATACACATCACGATTCAAGTCTTTAGTGTTAGCCATATGCGCATCAGTAGCAGACTTATTTAATTCAGTCCTAACGATACGTAATGCACGCCATCCAGCCATGTCATCAAACGCTTTTGTCACATCTTTAGCTACTGAGCGATAACCAACGCCTGATGTAATTGCTCGTGACAATATACCTGACACTTGCCTCGCTGATTCATCACTAAATCCGACCATGCTATTGAACGTGCGGCCATAAACAGCATCTAATCTGCGCTTGTAATATGGTTGCTGCAATATCTGCTCATAGTCAATTGAGCGCACTTCATTCGATATGTCAGCGCCAACGATTGATGCTGGTGATAAATTCTGCGCGGTCTGCAATGATTCTTTATAGCCAGTCTCAACCGCTTGACGTGAATACGTATTAAACCACCACTGAGCTGACCAAAGATTATCTTCAAGTCCTAGCATGTTGCGGTAAATCAGGTTTTTAATAAACCTGTCTACCTCACTCATTCGTTGAGGGCTAATCTCGTAAACGTACTGCGTCTTATTGACGATATGCGCTAATGGCAATAGCTCGACAACGTTAACCTGCACTTTATCGACTAGCGACTGCTCAAGTATCGTCTTGATTAGTGGTTTAACCTGGTCAGCGATTACCTTTACCCGCTTGCGAAATTCACGCAAACACTTACCGCGCAGACTGCCCAAGCCAGTGGGATCGTCTGCGCCGTGAATGATTGGGCGGCCGATTGCTTTAATCATTTAGAATGCGACCTTTTGCAATTTCAAAATATCCATCATCCATTTCAATACCAATGAATTTACGATTAAGGTTTTTGGCTGCTACTCCTGTTGTTCCGCTACCCATAAATGGATCTAAAATAACCGAAGGGAAGTAGTCTGGCTCAGAAATAAGGTGCTCGAGAATGTCCGTCGGTTTTTCTGTGGGGTGAACGGCCTTAGTATGGTGAACTTTTTTAAAGTTTATTATTGTTTTAAGGCTGTTTGAGGTTGTTACGAATCGACCTTTTGTGCAAATTAAAACAAGCTCATGCACTGGTCGCCAATTTCCTCCCATGCCAAAATGACACTTATTCCACACTATTAGGTTTTTGATCTCATAACCAGCCAGCTTTGCGCTAGTGATAAATTCAGCAACGCAGTGGTGATTACAAAAAAACATTGAAGCGGTGTTTTTGCTTGTAACTCTGAAACACTCATAAAAAAACGCGTCAGACCAAGCTAAAGTGTTGTCGTTCTTTATTCTCTCTCCGTGAAACTTTCCGCTTTTCCGTTGTGGCTCCAAATTCATCCCATAAGGCGGATCAGTTAATATCATATCAACTGACCCTCCTGGTATTTCTTTCATTCTCTCTAAACAGTCGCCTTTCATTAGCCAAATACTTTCATTCTTAAAATCCATTTTATTCTCCCTCAACCTTTGGGCCATTATCAACTTCTTTTTTATCACTGACTTCTTCTATGTCATCAATATCAAGCATCTCATGAAAATAGCTGTCAGGGATGACTGACTCAGGAGTGCCGCCCGCTCTAAATATATTAAGGCGAATATTTGCAGCTTGCTCACCCATTGCTAATTTATCAGACTGACTAGCTTCACGCGCATCAGGCCAATCAATAACAACCTCACCATTAGGCATAGGCAAAACACCAATCTCAATAAATCGATTGATGTGCTGCATTAATAAGTGATTGCCGAAACCCTCTCGACGTTCCATCGTGAAACTATTCCATTGAAGAGTATCTTTATCACTTGCTAGTTTGCCAGTTTGAAAGCCAACTAATACAGTCATTGGGATGCGATAGTTTGCCGCGATTTCTTTTTCGCATAGTTCAGCGGGTTTAGTTGGATCGCCCATTGATGAGTTAAGTGATGACATTGAGGCGTCACTGATAACTAATGTCGATAAATCACCGCGGTCAAACTCGTTAATGTTCTCGTCCATTAGTTCGGCGGTTGCGCCAGTAGGAAGGTTTGAGCCTTCTTTCAATGACAGCACACTACGCTGGTCGGCGTTCTTCTTTGAGCCCTCAGCCGATGACATGCGGATTTTTTCCCAATCCATTAAGGCATAGAAACAACCCATCATGGCAGGCATTCCGTAAATAGTGCCGTCCTCAGCACCTTCTGCAGCCATAATTAAGCGGCTAGGATGGCAATTGAACGATCTATTTTGACCGCGTGATTTTGAACCAGTTGCAAACTCTGCAACCTGATACATTGTCGGCTCGCCATAGTTAGCCGATGTTAAATCGGTATCCCATTCAGATTCGATTAGTTGCGATTCAAACAGCGGAACAAGTTTAACCAAGTTACCTGGGACTAAACTCTCAAGTGGTTCATTCATCTTAGCGCCGTTAGCGTCACGGGCAACAATCAATGAGCCAGCATACTGACCAATACGTTGTTTGCGGTCTAATGAGCGCACACGGTCTTTAAATGCTAACTTCTGGTCTTTGATTAGTTTGTTTAACTCAATCTCGAACTCTGTTTTAACTTCATCGTTATATTCAGGCTCGCCATCAGAATCAAACTCTGTTACATCGCGGATAGTTGGCCAATCTGACCAAACAGAATCAACAGGCATATCACAGCCAGCTTTAGCTAGTCCGATGCGTCTGTATAGCGAGTAGTAATTGCTGAACGTGGGCGCTTCTGGATAGCCATATTGACAGATTAAGTTGCGAGTTGTTTCTAACTGCTCGCCAAGAAAACCAGCACGGCCCGCAAATAGATTTTGCAGGTTGCGATTTGATTGAGCTAATGCGTTATTTGTGAGGGCTTTTTTAGCTGCCCGTTGTTTTTTAGATGACATGTTAAACCCTCAGTGATATTGATTAGAGTTTAACATGTTATAGGGGAAAGGTGAAAGTGTGGGTTATTTCCCCATGGTAGATAGTTTTAAAATTACCTCATTATTGCTTATTACTTTTGATTCCATATCATCGGGGAACGCCCACTCGCCATCATCTGAAATCATCAAGTATGGGCTAACACCAGTATCTGAATTTCTACAAGCTGCCAATCCAAGAGGATGAAGAATCTCCCTATTAATTCTTTCTAGCAGTCCAAGTTGAGCAGCGTCATTCCAATCTATTACTTTCATACTCTACCCATTAATCATTTTACTCATGCGTTCATAGTTTAAGTATTCGCGCATGTGTTCGGCTTGTTTATCGGTATTGCCTGCGTCAATTGCGTCATTGTATCTTTGCAAGCATTCGGCCATTTTTCGTTCGTAGTAGGTCACTTAAAGCTCGCTTGTGTTTAATGTTTCTTTGATTATGCGGCAGTCATCATCGCTAAGGACTATCATCATATATCCGCCGCCCATAACGCCTTGGTAGGCTGGCATCTTATCAACAACCAGAGATAAAGCCTCTCGCAGCATCTTGTTTTGTTCGGTTAGTTTGTCGTGTGAGCTTATTGCATGAATGGCTTGATTAATATGGTTTTCACCACTACAACACCAATCGCTATCATCTTCAATAACAAAGAATGATTCATTGTGCGACGCGCCACTAAAATCATCAGAATCTATTGCTCTCAACTTTAGCTCACCCGAAAACACATCACTCATCTTGATATCACTCATCCACACATCCCTCATAAATCATTATTGAAAATACACTAACGCTCAATTGCCCATTAACGTAATTTGATAGCGCTAGTCTAAGTATTTTCTTATCTGTATTCGCTGATTTGATTTTACTCAAATCGGCGAGGTTAACTGCTGTCATTATCTCAATTGCTGCGGATTGTTTAAGTTCGCAGTGTTTTGGTGGAAGGTCAATCATAACTATTGCTTACATGCTCATTAAATTCATACGGCTTACGTTGTTTATCTGCTATGCACTGCTCGAACTGTTCTCGAGTACATACACGCTGCCATGTTTCGTTTAGTTCGTCATCACCCCACCATGACCAATGCTCAAACAATCCAATACGCCTAAATACTAGCCAGTTGTGATTGTGTGCTGCAGTAGGCCATTTGATGAAGTGGTTGATGGCATCGGTTGTTGTTTTATTTGTCATACTTTTTAACTAACTCGATATAGTCGCTATCATCTAGCCTGTCGAAATCTCCGCACGCGCCAACGCCTAAGATTTGGTTGGCTGTGTATTGGATTCTAGCTAGTGATGCGCCATCACGAATGATAGCGGCTAGGTATATCAAATCTGCACGCTTAATTTTCTTGTTCACATTTAACTCCTAATTAGTTGACAACACGAATCGTATTATATACAAATCATGCTGTCAACTACTATTTAGTTTTTATCGGTTTCTTGAGCGGCGCATTGCTATGAAGTCGGAAACACCACTTCTAGCAGGTGGGCAGAATGCCATTACAGCAGCATCAAGTAAGTTGGGTGATGGAATGCCTCGCTTCTTAAGCTCCTTTTTGCCTTCTACCTTATCGCGCCCGTTTTGGTCAGTATCTCGCAGTGGCCTAGAGCATTCGCTGATAAACTCCTCAAGTATTTCAGCGCCGATTGATTCACTGTCAAAGCTAATCATCTCATCATCGCTAAATGTCTCGCCATGGTTAAGCGCCATATAAGTGTTTTTAACTCTATCAGCAAGCATCCAAGTAACTTGAGCTTTTAAGTTGCTGAACTTATCAGCGTTGGTTATGCCATCTGAATAATCAGCATTTGGATTAACCAGCTCACGACTACCAGCATTGAAGCCGCTATATTCTATTTGATATGGGCCGCCTTTTTCACCATTTGAATTGTGAAATTCATCATGCGCAATCTGGTTGTATTCAGCAAAGCTCGATCCAGCATTAGACCCTACACCTATGCTATCGTAATTAAGCGAGGCTTTATGCTGTCTAGTGAAGTCATAAACACGCCTATATGATTTGCGGCTTTCATCTTCCTTGTGCTGCCACTTATCAAGCTTAGTTATTATCGAACCCTCAGCCAAACATGTTGAGTTCCAATCCTTACCTCCATCCATGATATCGAACCCGACTCGCTTACTACCATCGCGACCAAAGCCAAGCTTTTTGTGAGCATCGATACAGGCACGCGCATAAACAGCAGGGATCAATACGCCGTCAACCGATGCGTCATAGTCAACGTCAATTTCTTGCGCCACGGTGATAGAGTCTTGCTCTCTGACCTGTTTATCATACCAAGCTTGATCTTTGCGTGGATCGTCAGTCCAACGCATTGTTAATACTTTTACCTTTCCGCTAAATCGCTTACGGTAAAATGAATTACCGTTTCCGTTTGGTGTTGATATGTCTACTTGGCAGTTAGTTGTTTGTGATAGTGCAGCGTCTGCAGCCTCTTGACGCTCCAAGAATGCAGCTTCATCGACAAAGTATATTGATGCCCTTGCACCACGGCCAATATCATAGCCACCTTCACCAGTTAGTGTCGATCCGTTGTCTGGATTGGTTATCTTGAGAAAGTTAGCGTGTTGTTTTTCGCTATATCCAGTTGGAAGAAAATCAGGTGGCAACAAGCGCAAGAATTGACGGCCTTTCTCGAATATGCTTTTAGGATCACCAAGTCGATCAACCAAATCAACCTTTCGCGAACCGTAACCAGCAGTGTAATCATCCCAAAATAGCCACATTGTGCATCCGTAAGCGATTGATAGCCACGACAAGCCGAAGTCTCGCGTTTTCTCTATCAATGCACGCTCTTGATTGCGCCATCTGTCATGTATCCACTTAAGCGTGTCTATCTGCTTAGGAAACAAGATAAACGGAACCATTGCAGGTAAATCTTTCTCCAGGTTGCGAGGGTCAAACGTCATGCCCCAGTCAGTAATGAAGTCCCAAGGGTTATTTTTGTAATGTTTTCTGGCTGCTGCCATTGCGGTGGGATTTGAACGGAGAAATAAAAGCCTTCTTTGCCTTTCTGCTAATACCTCTCCGTAATTTGGATTTTTGTAATCAATGTTAATCTTTGCCATTTATCATATCCTGATAAATCCGAGTTGCTTCTTCTGCGCTCATTTCTGCAGATATCAGCTTAATGTTTAATTCGCTTCCAATCTTACCTGAGTGATTTAAATCTTGCTTATCAGCAAGCCCAAGCTCTCTTGATATTATGTTGGCATTAAGTAGGTCTGCAGCAGCTCCCGAGAACTTCTGTTCATATATGGTTTGCTTTATGTCTGCTATGACTTTAGAAAAATCTTCTACTTCTTCTTGACTAAAGCTTTTTAATGCTGACTCAAATTGATTGAAATACACCGTATTAACACCAAGGAATAAGCATAAGCCACCAATGGTCATCGCACGCATCTTAGGTAATTCCATTGGCACTGGGGCGCCTTGGAATTGCGCAACTTTATATTCAGTTAGTGGATTATCTTCTACCCACTGAAAGTATTCACAGGCAGCATCCCATAGTTCACTTGCGCTTGAAAAGTTTTTATCTCGCCCGTGTGAGCTTCTAGCCCTCCAGAACTGATTGCCTTTAGGAGCAGCCATAATCAAATCTCCTCTATCATCCAATAAATACCAACAACATCAATTTTACACCCTTTACCATGTTCTACTATATCATAAGCACGGCGGGGTATGTTGAGTCGGTGATTCAATTTAAATTCAGTGGGCGTCGATTTAAACGCATTTGCGGCGTCATCCATACTCACTGATGAATAATGCATCTGGCCAAATCCGTATCTAGGCTGCATCATTCTAGCAGCTAAGCGTGTTAGTTTATCGTCCTTATTGCGCATAGTCTCATTACCTGCTATTGTTTCGTTGAGATTAACCCATTCTTAATGATTTGTATAGTTTCCTTG